TTTTTCCACATTCGACGAGCGATTTGATTATCTTAAGCTTGACGGCGTCGTTGGGCATTCCACTTTCGGTTTTGATCGCTATATTAATCAACAATTCTACAGTTCGAGTGAGTGGAAAAGAGCTCGTGATGTCGTTATTCTGCGGGATAACGGCTGTGATCTCGGTATTCCTGGTTATGAAATTCATCGAGGCCTACTGGTACATCATATTAATCCTATGAATGCTGAGGACATAATTGATTACGACGAGTGGATTACTAACCCAGAATACCTAATAACGACCACAAAAAACACACATAACGCCATTCACTATGGCAATAAATCGCTGCTACCAAAGGTAGTTTTGCAAAGAACTAGGGGCGATACAAAGCTCTGGTAGATCGAAAGGAGTGAGTATGTCTGACTTTGGGGATTTCGATCCGGAAGATGCCTGGGATGATAGCGATCCGCCCGAGGTAAAACTTCGTTTGCTAGCCAAGATTATCGAGAACATTCGAAACGCTGAAGGAAGCCCTGAGCGCAGGCAAGCTCGAACGGACAATGTTCGTAGGTTGCTCGTAAAGCTCAACAACAATCTTGGAGATTTCTAATGGGTAGCGTTTGGCTTACCGACATGGCGCAGATTCTCCGAGATGCTGGGTTGAACGTCATCGAGCAAGATGGATGGCAAGGTCGTTCTCGTAGTTCTGGCGGTTTCGAGCCTGGGAAGCCACTCTGTGTGATGTGGCACCATACAGCTTCGAGCAGCGGGGCTTCTGCAGAGAGCGACACGAACTACATGTCGTACAACGCTGATGCAGCACCCGTCGCAAACATCATGATTGCTCGCAATGGCGACGTTCATGTTCTCGCTGCCGGAGCGACAAACACGAACGGTTCAGGCCAAGCACTCGCTTTCAGTCGTGGTGTAGTCCCAGAAGATTCGATGAATACTCATGCTATTGGCATGGAGATTCAGAACAACGGAGTTGGGCAAGAGTATTCAACAGAATGCATCGATGCAGCTTTTGCGACGAGCAATGCGTTGAATGCTGCCTACGGAAATCTTCCAGAAGATGTGGCCACACACACTTCCTATGCAGTTGGTCGTAAGATCGATCCGGCTACTGCGCAAGCAGTCAACTCAACATTCGATCCTCGGTCCATCAATTCGTCCGGTTCGTGGAATGTGGAAGATCTTCGCACCGAATGTATCTATCGAGCATTTTCGGATGGGCCTGACCCTGGTCCTCCCCCAACGCAAGGAGATGACATGGCTCTAGTAGTTAATCACATTGTTGACGGCGATGGTAACCCAGAAGCCCACGCTCAGTTCATCGGATTCGGAACTCCGAACAGTCTTGGTGGTTGGCACTGCCGAGTTGTCGAATGGTTCGGGCCTGGTGAGAGCGACTACTACAAGAATGTGTCGATGGACACGAACATCGTTCATCAACCTATCGTCATGGCTGCTCTGGCTGGGATGACGTTGCTGGGCAATCCAGCAGAAATCGATGACAGTCTCATGAATCAACGAGGTGGATGGCAGGATTCGCACTTTAGGGAAGTCTGCCCCTACAAGCACTAGGGCGAAAGGAGGAATCATGACTGACAGCATTCTGAATTCTACGAAGAAGATTCTCGGTGTTGCTGAGGATTACGATGTGTGGGATCTCGACATCATCACTCACATCAATCTGGCTTTCTCGATCATTAACCAGTTGGGCGTAGGTCCGGAAGAGGGTTTCTTCATCGAGGACGAGTCTGCTGTCTGGACCGATTTCCTCGTTCCGCCAAACCAGCTCAACATGGTTCGAACGTATGTTTATCTCAAAGTGCGTTCGTTGTTCGACCCCCCGTCCACTTCATACCTAATCGAGGCCACAGAAAAGCAGATCAAGGAATACGAGTGGAGGCTAAATACCTTCAGAGAGGTTCTTCTTGCTCCACAGCCGCCTGACTTCAAGCCAATCGAATACCCACCGATCGAAGAGGTTGCTTCATGAATCAAGAAGAATTTGACACGTTCCTTGAGCATCACGGCACAAAGGGAATGAAGTGGGGAGTTCGCAAGAAGCGTTCTACAGCACGTACAGCGTACGAGAAATCTCCTTCGAGATTGACTGATGCTCAGCTCACAAAGCGGATCGGTCGACTGGAAAAGGAGAAGCGTTACAACGAACTCAACGCTCGCCGAGTTTCCAAGGGTGAACAGATGGTCACGGAAATTCTCACCAACGCTGGGAAGACGGTGGCTACTGGGTTGATCACTGGCGCCGGGCTTTTCGCTGCAAAACAACTAATCGGCAAGCATGCTGGGAAGGAAATTGCGGACTTCATTGTGAAGCGATAGAAAGGAGGCTGTGTAATGGCTTTGTCTAATACAGCCATTCCGATCTATTACGGACAATTCCGTGAAGCCGTGCTCCGAGGAGAAATCCCGGTTAATCGTGAAATCTCGCAAGAGATGAATCGCATCGATGATCTCATTCGTAATCCAAACATCTATTACGATGATCGAGCGTTAGATGGATTCATCAAATACTGCGAAAACGAGTTGACGTTGACTGATGGTAGCGATTTGCATCTACTTGACTCATTCAAGTTGTGGGCAGAGCAAATCTTCAGTTGGTATTACTTCGTTGAGCGAAGCGTTTACACGCCAAACGAGAACGGTCGTGGCGGTCACTTCGTCAAGAAAGTTGTAAAGAAACGCCTGACGCTCAAGCAATACCTGATCGTGGCTCGAGGTGCGGCCAAGTCTATGTATGCCATGTGCATCCACGGCTACTTCCTTAATGTCGACACCTCAACCACGCACCAGATTACTACCTCACCGACCATGAAGCAGGCCGAAGAGGTTGTCTCCCCTCTACGCACTGCCATCACCAGGGCAAGGGGGCCGTTGTTCAAGTTCCTTACCCAGGGATCTGTGCACAACACCACCAGCATGATCAACAGGCCGAAGCTTGCGTCCACTAAGAAGGGAATTGAGAACTTTCTTACTGGTTCTTTGCTTGAGATTCGTCCTATGACCATCAACAAGCTTCAGGGTCTTCGACCAAAGGTCTCTACTGTTGACGAATGGTTGTCTGGAGACATTAGAGAAGATGTTGTCGGAGCAATTGAACAGGGTGCTTCGAAGATGGAAGACTATTTGATCGTTGCAATCAGCTCTGAAGGAACAGTTCGGAATGGTTCTGGCGATACAATCAAAATGGAACTTGCTACCATCCTTCGTGGAGAGTATTTGGCACCGCATGTTTCGATTTGGCATTACAAACTCGACGAACTCGAGGAAGTTGGCATGCCAGAGATGTGGCTTAAGGCAAATCCTAATTTAGGGAAGACGGTGACGTATGATGTATACCATTTGGACGTCGAAAGAGCCGAAAAGGCTCCCGCAGCACGAAACGACATCCTCGCAAAGCGGTTTGGTATCCCGATGGAGGGTTATACGTACTTCTTCACCTATGAAGAGACGCTCACTCATCCTCTTCGACAGTTTTGGACTACTCCTTGCGCTCTCGGGGCGGACCTTTCTCAGGGAGACGACTTCTGTGCATTTACTTTCCTCTTTCCACTTACTAATGGGTCATATGGGGTAAAAGTTAGGAGCTATATCACGTCTTTGACGCTGATGAAGCTTCCTGGAGCCATGCGATTCAAGTATGAGGAGTTCATCAACGAGGGAAGTCTCCAAGTTCTCGATGGAACCGTCCTAGACATGATGGAAGTGTACGATGACCTCGATGCATTCATCCAACAGAACGACTATGACGTTCGTTGTTTTGGGTTTGACCCATACAATGCCAAAGAATTCGTCACAAGGTGGGAACAAGAGAACGGTTCATACGGGATCGAGAAGGTTATCCAGGGTGCTCGGACAGAATCAGTCCCACTCGGTGAACTTAAGATTCTTGCCGGAGAACGTAAGCTTCTATTCGACGAAGAATTGATGTCTTTTGCTATGGGTAACGCAATTACCCTCGAAGACACCAACGGAAACCGGAAACTTCTGAAAAAACGAGCAGAAGAGAAGATCGACAACGTCTCCGCAATGATGGATGCGTACGTCGCTTACAAAGCTAACAAGGAGGCGTTCGAATGAAGGAGGTGATGAAACTTGGCAGTTCTAGATCGAATTAAGAAAGCGTGGAATGCTTTTCGATACAATGATCAGGTTCGTACTGAGGTCGATTACAGTATCGGTCCTAGCTATTCGACTCGACCAGATCGAAACAGACTTCGTTATACAAACGAGCGATCAATCATCTCTTCAATTTACACTCGAATCGCCATCGACGTTGCTGGAATTGATATTCGTCATGTGAAGGTTGACGATCAAGGTCGGTATCTCAAAGACATGGACACTGCGATGAACAGTTGTTTCACGTTGGAGCCGAATCTTGACCAGTCACCAAGAGCGTTTCGTCAAGACATCGTCATGACGTTGTTCGATGCTGGCGTTGCAGCTGTTGTTCCAGTTGATTCGATTGATAGTCCTGTGACTAATGGTCGATTTGACATCTTGACAATGCGTGTTGGGGAAATCAAGGGGTGGTTTCCGAAGCACATCAATGTCAGTGTCTACAACGAGGAAACCGGATACCGAGAAGACATTCGACTTGAGAAGCGATACGTCGCAATCATCGAGAATCCTCTGTATGCGGTGATGAACGAACCAAACTCGACTTTGCAGCGATTGATTCGCAAGCTAAATCTTCTCGACTCCATCGACGAGCAGATTGGTTCTGGCAAGTTGGACATCATTATCCAGCTTCCGTATGTAATCAAGTCTGAAGCACGGCGGCAGCAGGCTGAAGCCAGGCGGCAAGACATTGAATTCCAGCTAAAGGGCAGCCAGTATGGCATCGACTATACCGACGGTACCGAGAAGATCACCCAGCTGAACCGACCTGCCGAGAACAACCTTCTCAAGCAGATCGAGTTCCTGATCGCCACCCTCTATAGCCAACTGGGTATCACACCAGAAGTCATGAATGGCACCGCCGACGAGGCGACCATGCTGAATTACTTTAATCGCACCGTTGAGCCCCTCATCGATGCCGTAATCGAATCCATGCAAAGAGCGTTCCTCGGTATTCCTGGGACGCAAGATAAGGAACAGATCATGTACTTCCGTGATCCGTTCAAACTGGTTCCTGTTACTGAGATTGCTGAGATCGCTGACAAGTTTACTCGGAATGAGATTCTTACAGCAAATGAGATCAGAGGTTTCATGGGGATTTCACCTTCTTCGGATCCAAAAGCAGACCAGCTAATCAACAGTAACATGCCACAAGAAAGCTCAGAGGATAGCTCTTTGAAAGGACTGTCAAAATGAAAGCTGATTTCAGCGGCTACGCAACCAAGAATGGTCTGCGTTGCTCTGACGGTCGGACGATCATGCCAGATGCCTTCAAGCATCAAGACAAGATGACCGTTCCACTCGTCTGGCAACACAGTCATGCTGACCCGGAAAACGTTCTTGGGCACGCTGTGCTCGAGAATCGTGATGATGGTGTGTACGCCTATGGCTTCTTCAACGACTCCCCCAAGGGAGCGCACGCCAAGCACCTCGTTCAGCATGGAGACATCACTCGTCTCTCTATTTGGGCGAACGAGCTCATCGAAAAGGCCGGTCGAGTTCTTCATGGAGCCATCCGTGAGGTCAGCCTGGTTTTGTCCGGTGCAAATCCGGGCGCAATCATCGAAAACGTGACGATTCGCCACTCAAACGGCGATGACACTGTCCTTGATGATGAAGCCGTCATCCATACCGGTCTCGAAATCAGTCATGCTGATGGAGACAATCAGGATGACAACACCGACGACAAGAAAGATGATACTGCGGACAATGAAACCGTCCAAGATGTCATCGATTCGATGTCCGATAAGCAGAAGGAAGTTCTTCATTTCCTCGTTGGGCAGGCCATGGATGCCAACAATGACACGGGAGATGATACTGCTTCGCATGACAACACCAGCAAGGACAACCTCGACAAGGAAGGTAAGCAAATGACCCGCAATGTGTTCGAGAAGGACAAGAAGGACGAGAAGTCCACTGCCCTCTCCCACTCAGATGTTCAGGGAATCGTCGCAGATGCGATGAAGGGTGGCTCGATGAAGGCCGCTGTTGAGGCGTATGCCTTGGCGCACGGCATCAATCAGATCGACACCCTGTTCCCTGAGGCGACGGCTCTCACCTCTGCTCCGGAGTTCTTCACTCGTCGCATGGAGTGGGTGAACACGGTTCTCAACGGTGCTCGCAAGACGCCGTTCAGCCGGGTCAAGACTCACTGGGCCGACCTGACGTACGATGATGCTCGTGCCAAGGGTTACGTCACCGGAGCCGTGAAGGAAGAAGAGTACTTCGGCATGGCCCGCCGTGAGACCAACCCGCAGACGGTCTACAAGAAGCAGAAGCTCGATCGGGATGACATCATCGACATCACCGACTTCGATGTCGTCGCCTGGATGAAGGGCGAGATGAGGGTCATGCTCGACGAGGAGCTCGCTCGTGCGGCTCTGGTCGGTGACGGCCGTCAGATCACGGACCCGGACAAGATCTACGAGGATCGCATTCGTCCGATCGCCAAGGATGACGACATGTTCGCCATCAAGGTGTTTGTCAACCTCAGCGATGCCGGCAGCAACATCAACGAGTTCGTCGACGCTGTCGTGGCTTGGCGAGCTCAATACCGTGGCACCGGCACGCCAACGATGTACACCAGTGAGGCGATTATCGCTCAGTTCCTTCTGCTGAAGGACACCCTGGGTCGTAACATCTACACCTCGCTGGATCAGGTCGCTGCGATGCTCCGGGTCAAGGAGATCGTTCCGGTCGACATCCTCGATCCCGCTGCTGGGAACCCGCTGGCCATCATCGTCAACATGGCCGACTACGTCTTCGGTGCGGACAAGGGTGGGCAGGTCAGCCTGTTCGACGACTTCGACATCGACTACAACCAGTACAAGTACCTGATCGAGACCCGTTGCTCGGGCGCTCTGGTCAAGCTGCGGTCGGCCATCGTCGTTTCGCAGGGCACTTACGTTCCTCCGCCGGCCGGCACTGGTCACATCATCGTTCCGGAGCCTCCGAACGGTCGCCAGAGTGTCCCGCCGGTTCACGGCTCGCTTCCGAACGCTTCGGGTGGAGCCACCACCGAGGCTGAGCCCGAAGTAGGGGCCTGATCAAGGAGTAAGGAATGACTCGGTTTCATGACGTGGTCGGATACGGAGATTCAGTGGAGTCTCCTCCAGAATCTGGCGTGTGGGTTGATCAAATCACGGAAATTGCCTATGTTGGCGATGTGATTCGAAACATCCGCAAACTTGGCGATGGGGAAAGTCTCAACAATGATCTCTCGGTCCAAAATTCAATCAGTATTGTCGCCGATCAACATGCAACCGAGCATTTCTTCAAAGTCAAGTACGTTCGATGGGCAGGGGTGCGCTGGACTGTAACTAGCGTCGAAGTTCGGCCCCCCCGTCTCATCCTCAGTCTTGGGAGTGTTTACAATGGCCCAACGCCTTGAGCTTCAAGCTCTATTGGTTGATATTTTGGGACAACCAAATGTCTACTTCCAACCTCCTCCGAATGTGAAGATGGTATATCCTTGCATCGTTTATCGACGAGACTTTGCAAATACTGAATTCGCAGATAACAAGCCGTACAGACATATGAAACGTTATCAGGTCACCGTGATTCACGAGGATCCTGATAATCTTATTCAAATGAAGATGGCGGAATTGCCGATGTGCACTTTCGATCGTTTCTTCACGGCTGACAACCTGAACCATGATGTTTTCAACCTCTTCTTCTAAGGAGAAAGAGCAATGACTCAACTAGTTTGGGACCAGACTGGCGAGCGTTTCTACGAGACGGGCGTCGATCACGGGGTCCTTTACATCCCGGATGCGGGCGGAGCGTACACCGATGGTGTCGCATGGAATGGTCTGACGAGCGTCTCTGAGACGCCTTCGGGGGCCGAGCCGAACGCTCAGTATGCCGACAACATCAAGTACCTGAACCTGTACTCCGCCGAGGAATTCGGTGCGACTCTCGAGGCGTTCACCTACCCGGACGAGTTCGCTCAGTTCGATGGTCTGTGGGTTCCTGCTCCTGGCGTCACCGTCGGTCAGCAGTCTCGCAAGGTCTTCGGTCTGTCGTACCGCACCAAGGTGGGCAACGACATCAGCGGCGACGATCACGGGTACAAGTTGCACCTTCTCTATGGCTGCACTGCCAGTCCTTCGGAGAAGGCGTACAACACCATCAACGATTCGCCCGAAGCGATCACGTTCAGCTGGAGCATCTCGACCGTCCCTGTGGGCGTCACGGGGGCCAAGCCGACCTCGATCATCACGGTGGACTCGTCCAAGGTGCCGGCTGCGGCTCTCGCTCAGCTCGAGGCTCAACTTTACGGAAGCGCTGGCGCAGACCCGGTCCTTCCTCTCCCGGACGCTGTCCTGGCGTTGTTCACCGGCACGGTCACCGAGGTCACTCCGACCCAGCCGGCCTTCGATGGCCTCTCCACCATCACCATCCCGACGGTGACTGGTGTGTCGTACTACATCGCCGGCAAGAAGCAGGCCCCCGGTTCAGTCACGATTACGGATGACACCGTGGTCGAGGCTCGCCCCGAGGTTGGCCATGTCTTCCCGGCGAACGTGGATGACGACTGGCTGTTCGTCTACGCCTCAGCCTAATCGAACTTGGCAGGAGATCAAAGAATGCTGACTATTACTATTCCAGGAACTGAAGTTTACGATGAAGTTGCTGAAGAATTCAGTACAATCGGAGACCTCAAAATTGATCTAGAGCATTCTTTGATCTCACTGTCAAAATGGGAGTCAAAACACCAGAAGCCCTTTTTGGCAAATGGTGAAAAAGCCCCGGAGGAAATTTTGGATTATGTTAACATGATGGTTCTCACTCCGGGAGTTCCATCAAGCTTTGTGTTGCACTTGACTGACGACAACATCAAAGAAATCAAGACTTACATCGAGTCTAAACAGTCAGCAACAACGTTCGGCCAGATGCCTGAACGTAAAGGTCGA